ATTGGGTTCGATGATGATTGCTATAGCGACTACGCATTTAACGGAGCGTACCCGACAAACTTGGGCACGCTGGTCGCTGACATCGACGCCAATTATTACGTGACGCTGACCGGAGCTGCTGGGCTGGCAAGACTGACCGCAGCAGGCCTCACCGCAACCACGATGACGCAGCTTCGCAACCTCTGGCAGCAGTCGGTTCTAAGCGGTTCAGGTTCGGGAGTTTGGGGAGACGCATCCAACAGCGACAACGACTTGGCCAGTTCGCATGTGACGGCTGGGGCTGGATACGATTCCGCTGTTTCGCTTTGTGTTCAATCGGCGGAACTTAGCCGTAGTCAGTTGGCGTCACTTGATACAGCACTCAGGGCTTAGCGCGTGGTCGAAGCGTCTGACGCAGAAGACGATGATAATGGCGTGGGCGACTACTAAAAAGGATGGATGATTATGTGTAAAAAGGGCAAGTGTACCTGCGGCGGAAAGTGCGGCAAGGGAACGGGTGGCAAGTGAGCGACGGGCGCCCTGATGGGGTGGATATCGTCCTCTGGCTAGTGGCGCTGGCCGGGTTGTCATTTGCGATTGGGTACGAGACGGGATCTCGCAGGGTTAAAGCCGAAGCCTTGCGGAACGGGTCAGCGCTGGAGAGCGTCGATCTGGAGACTGGCAAAATGAGGTGGGAGTGGAAATGAGCGAGGGAGAAAATTCGAGGGTCAGGGGGGATGCGTTATTCTCCCGGCGTGGCACAGAGTCCGAGGATATGCGATTGATTCGCCGCTCGATACGCAACGGCTGGCCTGTGAGCGATGAAATTCGGAGGAAGGTAATGGAGCGCGTCGAGGGGATTCTCGACAACTCTAGCGATAGTCGGGACGTTATCAACGCTTCCAAGGTGGCGATTCAGGCGGACGGGCTTAATGCCAAGCGCGAGGCGATGGAACTGGACGCGGAGAAGGGGCCGGAGATTCACCTCCATGCGCATACAGGGACGGAGGCGGCTCGGCAGGTTATCGAGAGCGAGCCGGATTATCTGGAGTACCTGCGGAATAAGGCGCTAGAGAGTGGTTCCTCAGATAGCTAGTCCGCTATTGTTTGCAACGTATGCGAGCGCGGGGAAGTGGAAGCCTCAGCGGCATCTAGCTTACATCGACCGGAAGATCACGGACGCGCTCTCAGGCCGGGGGTCGAAGCGGTTACTCGTCACGATTCCACCGCGCCATGGCAAATCGGAGTTTATCTCCAAATGGTTCCCGGCGTGGTTCGTGGGGATGTATCCGAATAAGCGAGTCATGCTCGCCAGTTACGAGGCAGATTTTGCGGCTGGCTGGGGGCGTAAGGCGCGGGCGATTCTTGAGGAATGGGGGCACTTGTTCGGTGTTCAGGTAGACCCGGCTTCTCGCGCGGCAAATCGCTGGGGGATTCTCGGCGCGAGTGGCGGGATGCAAACTGCGGGAGCTGGTGGCCCACTTACGGGCTCGGGCGCAGATATTCTCGTGGTCGATGATGCAATCAAAAATTCTGAGGAAGCGGGATCCGACACGATCCGCTCAAAGCTCTGGGATTGGTGGCTCTCGACAGCCTACAGCCGAATCGAGCCGGGCGGAACTGCGATTGTCCTGCATACGCGATGGCACGAGGACGACCTGATCGGGCGTCTGATTCAGGAGATGGATAACGGGGGCGAGCCTTGGGAGGTGATTAACTTCCCCGCGATAGCCGAGGAGCATGACGTACTAGGCCGGAAACCGGGGGAGTCGCTTTGGCCCGCGCGGTACGACGAAAAAGCTCTTGAGCGGATCAAGAACACTATCGGCCCCTACTGGTGGTCGAGCCTGTATCAGCAGAGACCGAGCCCGCTAGAAGGTGGGATGTTCAAACGGGAATGGTTCAAGGTGGTCGAGGAGCCGGGGAAGATTGTTAAGCGCTGCCGGTACTGGGATTTGGCGGCTACTCAAGGGGGTGGGGATTACACGGTAGGCGCTTTAATTGGACTAAATGACGAGGGGGATTATATACTTCTCGATGTGGTGCGCGGTCAGTGGGAGCCTCACAGGCGTGACGCGATCATTCAGGCTACGGCAGCGAGTGACGGGCGGGAAGTGATGGTCCGCGCGGAGCAAGAGCCGGGAGCCTCGGGCGTGGCACAAATTGACGCGATGACTCGAAGGCTGACGGGGTATCGGTTCAAGGGTGAGAAGGTGACTGGGGACAAGGTAGTCCGGGCCGACGCGGCATCAAGCCAAGCGGGCATCGGGCGGATTAAGTTACTCAAGGGGGAGTGGAATCGGGCGTTCCTTGACGAGGTGACGATGTTTCCCAATGGGAAGCATGATGACCAAGTGGACGCCTTTAGCGGGGCGTTTAACGCGCTAACCAAACCAGTATCTAGTTTCTGTGTAGCATAGGATATTTTAGGTATGCCAAGGTCTGAAGAAATCGCAAAGGCAATGGCTGAGATGGACCGCTTTAATCAGCAGCCCCGCGCTACTGTTATCGAGGAGCGATACGAGAAGCGCGTAGCGAGCGTGGGCGGTTCCTATGGCGGGCTGGCTGAGCTAATGAGCCAAGGCAGGCCGGGCAATTGGGCGAGCGACCACAAGGCAGAGGCAGAGAAATACTCGGGCTGGCATTACGTGGCGATCTCGGCTATCGGCAAGGCGATCCGCTCCTGTGATGTTGAAGCCTACCAAGAGCCGGTAAGGGAATACTCCAAGGCTTACAACGCGGAGGATGATGATTCGGCTCCGCTTCCGAAGTGGCATCCCCTGATGAAGATTCTGAAGCGGCCTAGCGCGAGTCAATCGGGCGCGAGCTTCCGGGAAGAGGTGGCTATCCAGCTTTGCCTCACGGGCAGCGCTTTGATCTGGAACGTGCCAAACCAAATGGGCCGGACGGTCGAGCGGTACATCATCCCTACGGCGATTGCCGAACCAAGACAACCTGAGAAGGGACTTCCCAAGGGCGGCTGGTACATTAACCCCGAGGTAGCCCGGTGGCAGGTAGAGAATGGCTGGTTCCTTTACACGGGACTAGCGCAGGCTATCGGCAAGGTAATCGACGCGCGAGACGTTCAGGTTATCCGGTTCATTCACCCGACCTTTAAGGATGAGGGGCAGAGCCCGGTTAGCGCGGGCGCCTTGTGGACTGACACGAGCGAGAAGATTGACGTATCCCGCCACGCCCACTTGCGGAACGGTTCCGATCCCTCAGTGATTATCGGGATTGATGGGGTCGAGGACGAATCGACTCTCCAGCGAATGAGCGCGAAGTTCAATGAGAAATACGCTGGACCGAGCAAGCACGGGAAAGCGATGTTTGTGAACGGGCAGAATGTCAAGGTGGAGCCGGTAACGCGGACTCCTGCCGAGATGGCCTATGAGGGGGCGTTCGCTCAGTTCCGGGACGCGATTATGGCGCTGCATGGGGTAACGCCTATCGCAGCCGGTATCGAAGCGCCTAGCGGTGATGATGGGCTCTACGCGCCGCTGAAGCAGTTTATCGCGGGAACGGTTCAGCCGATTCTCGACCTTATGGCGGAAGAGGATACCGAGCAGCTCGCTAGTCAGTTTGGCGAGGGGCTGACGGTCTTCTACACCGCTCGATCTATCGACGACGCAAAGCTGACCGAGCAGCAAATTAACACCGATATCGCAGCCGGGGCGATTGAGGTAGACGAGATCCGCAAGCTCCGAGGGAGGAAGCCGTGGGGCGGTGAGAAGGGGAAAGCGGTAGCCGGGCAGGGACCGAAGCAGGAAGGGCCGGGAGGTCTGCCGGGTCTGAATCAGGGGGTTCCGGGATTAGACGCGCCAAAGCCTCCAGCAGGCCCACAGGCGAGCGTTCCGGGTCAGCCCGCCCAACCAGCCAAGACACCGGAACAAATCGCAGAGGAGGCCGTAGCGAAGGCTCTAGCGGCCTTTGAGGATAGGATATCGGTCTTGCTCAAGAGTGGCAGCGATTGCGGCGCGAACGGTCCCGGAGGCGGAGGGTTTCAGGCTGGCAACGATTGCGGGGGAAAGCGGGGAGGCAAATGGAGTGAAATGGCCGGTGGTGCAGGGGCAATCGCTGAGGCGGAAAATCAGATTCGCGGCTCCAAGTCAGAGGTTGCTGTTATTTTTAACCCTGACGGTAAAGAGCTATTTCGGGTGAACGGGATCGAGAATAAGGTAAAATTTACCGATCAAGAATATTCAAAATTTAGCGGCAAGATTATTACGCACAACCATCCGAGCGATTCAGGCCAACTGGGAACAACTTTTTCCGACCAAGATTTAGCCCTTGCCATAAATGCCAACTTAAAAGAATTAAGGTTGGTTGGTTTAGACGGGTCTACTCATTCAATAAAACCATCCGGGGAATCTTGGCCGGATCTTGACGATGTGAATTCAGCCCTAAAAAAAGAGAGAGCGAAGCTAAAAAAAGAAATCAAGGCTGGCAAGCGTTCTATGTTTGATAACGTAACGCGAATATCTCTGGAAAATGTCTCCGCCAGACTTGGTATTAGTTATACGCAAGAAAGCAACCGTAAAGCCAAGTCCCTCTCCAAGAGCGCTGACGGATGTGGCGCCAATGCACAGGGCGGAGGTGGATTCCAGCCCGGTAATACTTGTGGGAAGCGGGACGGTAGCGAGGGGGAGTCTCAGGGCGGAGACGCCCGCAAGGTAAACGCTAAGGTACTGGCGTGGGCGAAAGAGAAGTTCGGTGACGAGAAGGTAGCAGAGAACTTCGTGCGGTGGTTCGGTGATTCCAAGGTAGTCGATGATGACGGGAACCCGCAGATAGTTTATCACGGAACTACTGGAAAGTTTGAAAATGTTTTCGACCCAGCAAAGGGGGAGCTAGGAAATCACTTTGGAACTCAGGAAGTAGCAGATGGTTTTGCATCTCGCTTCAATGAATCTGGCAAGGGAAATCGCGTTTACCCTGCGTTTCTGTCAATAAAAAATCCTTTGAAGATGGTTGATAAGGGCCAATGGGATAACCTTCAAGTTTTGGAGACTTTGGTCGCCAATGGAAAGATGACACAGAAAGAGGCTGACGACTGGCAATCAGGATTTCAAGAAAGATGGTCGGCTCATAACTGGAAGAGTGGGCCTTACCCGCGACAGCAAGAGACAGTGAATTTACTTTCGTCTCATGGGTATGACGGCATAGAATATATCAATCGACGGGAAGGGATTAAACTCCCAAAGGACTTATCTGAGAATACCAGCAGGCTTAATGGGCTCTCGGATAATGAGTTTCTTGAGCGAGTGCCAAACGCTACCACGAGCTATATCTCTATCTACCCCAATCAAATCAAGTCCGCTACGGGCAACTCAGGGACGTTCGACCCCGACAATCCGAACATAACCAAGAGCGCTCCCTCAGAGGGCTATCGGCCTCCAGTCTCGGCACAGAGCAACGCGAGAAAAGTCCTTCGATGGAAGCGCGAACACGGGGACGCGGTACAGGGGATGACCGCGACGGGTTGGGCTCGGGCTCGGCAGCTCGCAAGCGGGAAGAAGGTCAGCCGGGAGACGGTGGGCCGAATGGCGGCATTTGCGCGGCATCGAAAGAACAGCAAGGTAAACCCCAAGTTCCGCGCTGAGCCGTGGCGAGATGCGGGATACGTGGCGTGGCTGGGCTGGGGTGGTGACTCGGGGATCAACTGGGCAGCGGGAATCGTGGCTGGTGAGGGGAAGAGCGGGAGTGACTGCGGGGCGAATCAGCCGGGAGGTGGCGGCTTCCGCGCGGGCAACACTTGCGGGAAAGAGGACGGCGGCTCAGGTGATTCGGGTAGCTCGAAGGTTCGCCAGTGGGCAGAAAAGAAGTTTAAGGACAAGCAGACCGCCGAGAACTTTGCTAAGTGGTTCGGGGACTCTAAGTTTGTTGACGAAAACGGCGAACCGATAGCCGTGTACCACGGGACTTCTACGGGGTTCACGGAGTTTCGCAATACAGGGGCAAGGCTTCCGTCAATTGGTTACGGGTTTTACTTTTCACCAGATGCGGACGTTGCATCGACTTATGCGACAGGAGAAACCCCGCAGGTAATGCAGGTTTACTTGCAAGCGGACAAGGTTTTAGACTGGGATAACCTAAGCAAGTCTGACCGGGAAGCAGTTGAAAATAGATTGGTCGGTATTGTTCCAGATGACAGGCTAGCTGGTTTTGGTTCGCCGCAGCAGCGGGCATTTTCTAGAGAGCAAGACGATGAAGCCGAGGCGTTTTATAGGAAAAAAAAGAAAGAGACCGCTCACCTGTACCATGACCGCGCGAAGGCTAGAGTAGATTTTACTGAAGATGGTACGGTGATTTCTTGGATGGAGCCGGGGCTTGGTAGCGCAACCGATAGCAACCTGAGAACGCTGGCGCAAGAATACGATATGCAGATTGGCGAATCGCTTGGCTATGATGCTGTCAGAAGCGGTCTTGAGATTGTCGTATTCCGCCCCAATCAAATCAAATCGGCTACCGGCAACTCAGGTGCTTTCTCGCCGGACTCCCGAGATATCACGAAGTCCTCTGGCTGCGGTGCTAACGCTCAAGGCGGTGGCGGATTCCAGCCGGGTAATACCTGCGCGAGAGAGGACGGGGGCGGAGATGAATCGGGCGACGATTACCGAGGAAACCATCGGGCGCCGGGAAGGGATTCAGGCGCCCCCCTCCATGATGTGACCGGGAACGGGGAATACTACCCTGATGATATCTACGGCCCGAAGGCTGTAAGGCTCTACAACACTGGGAGCGGGAATAAAGAGATGGACGCCAAGTCTATCAAGATTATTCAGTCTCTCCGTGGAAAGCCGGATGCTGAGGTGACGATCTACCGAGCGGTTCCGAAAGACACAGATGGAAAAATCAATCCCGGTGACTGGGTAACGATTAACCGTGATTACGCTGTCACTCATGGCGAGGGGCCGCTTCGTGGCGAATATAGGATAATGGAGCTGAAGGTTCGCGCGTCTGACGTTTTCACTAGCGCGGACAGCATCCACGAGTACGGCTACGACCCTGCCGAGCGCTCTAAGTCCGGCTCAGACTGCGGCGCCAATGCCGAAGGGGGTGGGGGATTTCAACCGGGAAATAGTTGCGCGAGAGGTGATGGCTCTAAGAGTGGAGCCGGTGTAATCATTAACGCAAAAGACGCCGCAACTGCCATCGCAAAAGAGGTAATCAAATGGGCGGAGAAAATGAAGCAACAAGATCGGTTGGCTGGGGAAATGCCGACAGAGGAAGAAGTTAAACAAAATTGGATGAAGCTGTTTCGTAGTCGAAAGCTAAACGAAGGCGACAAAACGGCATTTGCAGAATTGAACCCTGAGCTAGAATCCTCGATACGCGATGCGGTACAGCAAAACAGCTCAAACCCTGCTTTTCAGGAATTTGTTAAAATTCACGGCGAGTCTCCCGTTATTTACCGGCGCCAAGAAAAAGGACGAAGCCCAGCAGCGGAATACCGAGGGGTGATTCACGTTTTCGACTCCCCTTTCTGGAAGGGCGAGGGAACGGATGAGCTAAAACCGGGCAAGGCTACAGCCGGTGGCATGGGAGGCTATGCGGCTGTCATTCGGCATGAATACGGCCACAAGCTATACGGCGGGCTGACTGTTGACCAGCAAAGGGAGTGGAGTGGTCTAGTCTCCGCAGTCAAGGATGTAGGAAAAGGTTTAACATCCTACGCAACAAAGAACCCAGAAGAAACATTTTGCGAGTTGTTCGCGGTTACGACAGACAAGCGATTTAATCCGAGCAGTTTCCCGGATTGGGTGAATCAATTAAGGATTAAACAGAGAGAGTGGTTATTATGACGCAACCATTTCCCGATCAAGTCGATGAGTTCGAGCCGTTGTATCGGACGCCTTGGCCCACCAAAGAGGAATTGCTTTTGGTATCTGCCGAGCGATCCAAATCCGGCTCAGGCTGTGGCGCGAACGCTGAGGGTGGCGGAGGCTTTCAGCCCGGCAACACTTGCGGGCGCGAAGATGGCGCGGAGAGTGGGGGAGAGGGTTCAGCCTCCAAGCAAAAGCTAACAAACAAATGGAACCAGCTCTCTGCCGAGTTAATGAACGCTTCCGGCATGTCGTTTGATGAGGTTCTTGATAAGGTAATGTCCGTCAAAGGTGGAACCAAGGCAGAGATCGACTGGATGCAGTCAGAGGTTGACAAGCTGAGATCTGGTTCGTTCACTGAGGCCAGAAAAAAGGTTCGCGCCGAACTCGAAAAGATTCGGGAGGATGTTGTTTCGGTGTGGAGCGTAGAGGAAGAAAAGATCAAGGCAGCAAACAAAGCCGCTACAGAGGCCGATAATAAATGGAAGGATTTATCTAAGCAGCACGGGCTGGCGTTCTTGGAGCTGCACTTGGAGAAAGAGAAGTTAAGCAAAAGCGTCAGTCCAGAAGGCGAGCGAAAAGTAGCCGAGTTGACTGAGCAGGTCGATAAACTTGATGGCCTGCAAAAAGAGTCTTCGCGGAATTTAATAAAATCACTGGACGAAAAAAAGGCTGTTGAAGATGCGGCTCGGCTAGCCGTTGCCAAGGTGCTTGCCAATGACGCCGAATCAATCTCGAAAACTGCTTATGATGTTCCATTGCAAGAGCTGAGGGATCGACACCTCGACAAGGTTAAGTCCGGGATGTTTACCGACAGATCGACGGAACGTGCGCAAGAGTTGGCTGAGCAAGGTTCGCAGAAAAAGCCTCGCGTCGAGTCTCAGGAGTTTCTTGCCTTAGCGGCGAATATAGCCATCCATGAAAACGCTTTAAGGGCTACTGTGGAATATGGTGATATCGACAGGGCTCACGCAGTCCCAGAGATTGACAAGTTCAAGTATTTTGCTTTGACTGACTCAGGAGCCTCAAAGGAAGAAGCAAGGGCCGAGTCTATTGGGACCGGCAAGGTTGCTCTGTCATACGGTGAAGATGTGCCAACTTACCTCCATGAGTACGCCCACCAGATAGAGTTTAACTCCAGAGAAGCTAGGGAGACTGCGCGTGACTTTTTGATGGAAAGGGTTTCTGGGGATAGGTTTGAAACGCTATCGACTGTTTTCGATAACGCTGGCTATGGTCCTGAAGAGCGCGGCGCGGATGATAATTTCGCAGCCGCATTTAAGGCGGTCGGATACAATAAAACAGACGGCAGCTATAGCGACCCAGCGCGGAGGGCTTACTACGCTGGCAAGTATTACAAGGACGGATTTACAGAGACGCTTTCGATGGGGATTGAGCTGTTCCACAAGAACCCTGCGGAGTTTGCCCACGCTGACCCTGAGTGGTTTGATTTGGTAACTGGAGTTCTGACTGGGCGACTGCTCCCGAAAACTCAAGAGAGGATTAAGGCGCGAAAATGAAAGCCGTAGTTAAATACAAAAAAATGAGGTTCACGGTCACAACTAAAGGCGGTCTCAAGGTTACAGGCCCAAAGGGGTTTGATACCGCGCCTCTGGTTGAATACCTCCAGACGGCTTACCAGATGGACTACAGCCCGGCGCTAGGATTCCCGGTTGGGTTCTACGCGGAACGGTTAGCCGCGCTCCTAGATGGCGAGGTGGCTAGTGTTGAATTAGGAGAGGAACCGGAAGGGATGATATACTAGGGCCATGCCAGACGACCCCAACAGACTAGACAACGAGGCCAAACTCCAGACGGTGATCATGGCGCTCCTGCTCGACCTTGAGCAAGCGGCGCTCTCCCGGCTCGGGGATAGGCCGATGATGGACGACCTGCCGCAGTGGTTCTACGCGCAAGCCAAGCAGATGATTAAGGTCGAGGTGGCGCCTATCCTCAAGGATGTAGCCTTTGACGCGGCAATCCGAACGGGCGATGAGCTGGGCTGGGACTTGAACGCTATCGGGATCGCCTCAGAGATTAACCGGAGGATTGATAACCAGTCTACGCTCTTGGCTGAGTCGATTCTCACGAAGCTCCAAAAGCAAGTAGGCGACCGGGTGCGGCAGGTCCGCGCGGGTGAGCTGGCGCTGGGCGCTTATCTGTACATGCTCTGGGGCGAGAAGTTCCCGGAGTCGGTGAGCATTACCGAGACCACGCGGGCTATCTCAGCGGGTGAGAACGCGACCACGAGAGAGCTGGAGCGAGAGATTGCTCAGCGGCGCCGCGAGGTGCTAGGTGGTGACGGAGTGGCTGAGGGATATGAGCCGGATGATTCCGAGACGGTAGGCGGGACCAAGCCGGGTGAATCAGCAGCGCCGAAGCCTAGCGAGACGGGTACGCCAAGTAGACCACGTAGGCCGATGGCGGATCTCAAGCTGCTCAAGGTGTGGCATACTCAGCGGGATGAAAAGGTCTGCAAGATCTGCGGGCCACTCGAAGGAAAGAACCAACGATTCTGGGAGGATAAATTCCCTAACGGCCCTCCGGGACACAATAATTGCCGCTGTTTTCTAACCTACCAAGTAATAGGGACCGGGCTTTGAGCTGGACTCCTGAGCGGCGCAAGGCTGCGAGCGAACGCGCGAAAACCCACCGACCTTGGGAGCAGCGTAAACCTCCGGCCAAATGTGGAAAGTGTGGCGGTAGGTCTATCGTGCGCCGTAGTGGTCTGGTGGGTTATCGCTACTGCGAGGACTGCGGCAAGGGAGAGAAGACTTAGCTCCGGGCCAGTTCCGCAACTTCGATTCGCAGGCTGTAGGCGAGTTCCTCTATCGTGGACTCGCGGGCCTGAATCATCTTTATCTCGCCAGCCGGTATCTCGAAGATTAGCTCGGCGTAGTACCAGTGGTAGCATCTCCAGAGGCGGAGTTCGCCGTATTCGAGTAGGTCTTGTAGTTCGTTCATGTGGAGCCTTGTTCCTTTTTTCTTGCAAGTCGTCGCCGGTGTTTGTTGTCCATTTGCTCTACTAGCCTGCCGTGAGCCTGAAAGGTCGCGACCATCTGGCTAGTAGTGGAGCCGGATATCCGCGAGGCTCTAACATCGTCGCTCCACCCTGCCCTAATCTGTTCGAGCGCCTCCATTGCTTCAGGGGAAAGCTCTAAGCCGATTCCTTTTGGTGGGTGTTGCTGTAGCGTGAGAAATTCCATTTGATTCGCCTCAGTTGGTTGGTGAAAAGAAAAAGCCCTTTAACGCGGGGCCAGCGGCTAGTTCGGCGTCCTTTTGTTTATGAGGAGTCAGGACGGTTTGCCAGCTTGCGAGGGTTACGCGCCACCACTCGCTAGGCGCTATGAAGTCTCGATATCCTATTAGAAGGGGTAAGCGGTATCTTCCTGCTTGCGAGCGCGAGTCTCTCCCGCATCGACGGCCTCCAGCATGGCGCGGGCCTGCTCGACCTGAGCCATCATCTGGGCCAGTTGCATGACCTCGTTGAGAAGCTCGGTGGGCCTGCGGTTGTGCGGTAGGCCGTAGTTCTCGATCTCAGCGATGGAGCGCTCGGCTAGGTCGCGGATACCTTCGAGGTTAAACTTGAGCCGGAATCCGAGTAGGCTCTTGAGGGCCTCCTCAGCTTCCTTCTCAATCTGCTCAGCGGTCTTGATCTCGCGGGTCCGTTCGTAGAGTCCTTTGGGGTAGTTCATTAGTGTTTCTCCGGGGTTGTGGTAATTGACTCGTAGACTTGCCGACCGTGATAGGGGTTGTGATTTACTAGCTTCCACTCCCAGCCATCGGGCGGCATTTGGCCGGGTAGTGTTGCGCAGTAGTAACTTGAATCAAAAGCAAAAACGTGAATCCTGACGTAGCGGGTAGGTTGGTAGCGGTGTTCTCTAATGCTTTCGACATCCGACCAGACTGACCACGCAATAGCTTCGGCGGCTGACTTTGTGCGTTTGGCTGTCATTTGCGGGCATCCTAAGCGTAGGCGGTGAAGCTCTGAGGTGTGCCGTCCCAAAGGCGGGCGCTCTCGTAGCTTTCGATAGTGACCCACTCGCCACGTAGCGAGCGGCGGAATTGCTTGCCGGTGGCAGTCTCACCGGGGATAACCTTACCCCGCATGTTGCCATCTTCCGTGATGATGGTGGAGAGCTTCTCAAGGGTCACGGTCTTGGCGGTCTTGCGAACCACGCGGTAGAAACAGACGTTGGTTTGTTCGTAGCCCCACTGGCTGGTAAAGATGGTTCCGACTTCGATGGTGGCTTGGTCGTTCATTTGGGTTCTCCGGTTAGTTGCTGAGATATGACTGCTTAAAATTGTTTCTGATTACCGACTCTGCCCGCTCGACCATTTGGAGCAGTTCGGAAACTGACCACTCAACAGCGGTGACAGTTTTGTAGTGGGCTACGCATGGCTCGCATTTTGCAAGGCTTCGCAATCGCCTTACGAGTTTCTTGCGGTTTTCCATTGTGTCATCCATCTGCCAGTATCCGGTTAGTGGTGAGTTGGTTACAGAGGGTTATTCGCTAGTCTCGATATCCTATTGGCAGGATTCAGAAAAATTCTCGATTAGTTTCTTGAGCTGCCTGATTTGCTTGCGGGCTGACTGGCGCTCCTCTGCTTCGTCAGAGTCGAGCATCTCGCTCTGGCAGGTTCCGCCCTCTAGGAACAGGCTGAGAACGTGGCGGGCCTCGCTGACAAGCTGGGAATCCTCCATAGCCTCTAGTTTGATTCCGTCATCATGGCAGACGTTTTCAAGGGTGTTCGATAGCTCGGTGATGCGGTTGGCGGCGAGGATTAGTTTCGGGGTAGCCATTTCATTTTCTCCTAGTTGGTAAACTGAACAGGTAACAAGAGAGTATTCGCTAAGCACGTTAGCCTATTGGAAAGATTCCAAAAAATTCTTGGTTGCCTCGTCAGTGACCGGGAACCGCCCGGCCAGACCCCCGCAGGGGTTTCGGCTTACTCCGCGATATTTAAGACTCGCTCTTGTCCGAGGTCGAGCTTGAATCGCAGGGATACCCGGTATTCATTCTCGTAGGTCGGGACTCCCGGCTTGTATGGCTGAAGTACAGACTTCGGAAAGTAGCACTCGTAACCGTTATCAATGTTCTGGACTTTTACGGCCCGCTGGGTTTCGCCTACAACCTTCACGATAGCAGCATCAAAAGCCCGCTCGTGAATAACCAGTGTTTGCCCGATAGTCATTTTTGATTCTCCGTTAGTGGTCTCAACTCGTCCCATTGTATGAGTGAGTATTCGCGTCCTGCAATAGGATATCGGAAGTAAATTGACAGAAAATTCAGGCTTTTCCTAAGTCCTTGAGCCACTAGGACTTACGGCGGGCTAATCAATGTTAGAAACGGTATTTGCCGCATTTCCAGTAAATAGGATATCCTGCCACCATGAGAAAACGTCTCGGAACGATCTACAAATTCGCCGGTTCCCCTGCATTAGCTGGGGCCGGTCGCATTACGAACGTAGACACCGCGCGAAGGACAGCCTCGGCGGTTATCTCGACTCCTGCGCCGGATCGGGTGCGCGACTCGCTCAATCCGCTGGGCTGCTCACTAGATGAGTACCAGACTAACCCGGTGGTATTTTGGGAACACGGCAAGGTATTAACCAAGCCAATCGGCACGAGCCAAGACCCCAACACCGGCAGGCTCTCGGTTCAAAAGACACAATCCAACGTAGTCGCTACTTGCTGGTTTACGGATAAGTTTCTCGAAGCTGAGCAGATTTTCGAGCTGGTAGCCGAGGGGACGGTTCGGGCTACATCGGTTCGCTTTACGCCGGTGACTCAGCCGGTGGTCAGAAAGTCAGATACCTACTTTGAGGAATGGATGCTCCTCGAATGGAGCTGGGTTGGTATCGGGTGCAATCCCGAGGCCATCGCGGCAACGGTTGCCAAGGGGCAGCTCGCGGGACGGCAGATTGTGCCGAGTATCGCGAAGAGTTTGGAACTGTATTTACCTAATCGCAAGATTCAAGTACCGGGGTTCAAGGCAATGGAATACGAAGAGATGGAAGACGAAATGCCTCAAGATGAAGGCATGACCACAGAGGACGCCCCGAAAGAGGAAGAGGACCGAGCCGAAGAGATGCCAGCCAAGGGCTACGGCGCTCAGCTTATGGAAGCGGCCTATAAGGCTGTCTCTGAGCTATACGGCAATATGGAACAAGGGATGGGGCCGCTGGAGAATCCAACGGTCAAAGAGGCCATGACGGCGATCATGGAGAACCTCGGACAGATCAAGCTGGCGATGGAAGGCGCTTACTCCGAGAACTACAAGGCGAAGCTCGGTGAGGTGTGTGAGTCGTGCGGGCAGGAACAGGACGAGGAGGCGATGCTCAAATCGTTTCTCTCTCTTGGCGCTACCCAGCGGTTTGAGTTGATGGGCGTGGCGGATCGACTGAAGAGCGTTTCTTCGAGTCGCAATCTGACAAAGTTCCAGCGCGACAATCTGCGGGAATCCGCTCGGACTCTGGATCGGCTGTTCTCTAAGGCGAAAGAGCAGCGGACACAGAAGCCGAAGGAGACCCCGGAAGTTGCAAAGCAGCTCTCTGAAATGTTTGGAGAGATGAAGGACTTAATCGGAACGCTCAAAAGCGCGGTTCCGGCTCGTAAGTGATTTTTCACAAGGGAATAGGATATGAGTGATATCGATCTGAAAAACAGCATCGACGAAATCCGCAAGGAGTTTGGTTCCTTGCGTGAAGTGTTCAAGGGTTTGAACCAGCCCGCGCCACGGTATACCGAGGACGCTGAAGGTGGTTCAGTTTCGTACTTCGAGGAATCGAATGAGTACGTTGCTTTCGACTTGGAGAAGGCTCGCGCTGAGCGGGAAGCCGGTCAGAAGTGCAAGAGCTTGAAACTGCCCAAGGGCTACAAGCACGGAGTCTTCAAGGGCTTCGGTGACTTCCTCAAGAGCGGTTATCAATCCGGTGGTACTGGCGAATGGCGCTCGAAGGTCAACAACGTCTACGAGAAGGCTATCCAAGGGATGGGCGTTCAGGTAGGCGAAGACGGCGGGTTCCTCGTGATGCCAGAATTTGCTTCCGGGATTCTGGAGCGAGTCTACAGCAATAACCTGTTTGCTCAGACGGACAATTACACCGTATCGGGCAACACCATGACCTTTAACCGCAATGCGGAAACCAGCCGGGCCAATGGCTCGCGGCATGGTGGCTTGCGTGGTTACTGGGGTGCGGAAGGTGGCTCGCTGACCTCCAGCTCTCCGAAGATTCGGCAAACCGTTCTGAACCTGAAGAAACTTCACGTTCTGGTTTACCTGACACAAGAGCTGATCGACGACGCCGGTACTGCAATCGAGCAGTACGTTACCCGCAAGGCCGCTGAAGAGTTCAACTTCATGCTGGGTGATGCGGTGTTCAACGGTACTGGTGTTGGTCAGCCTTTAGGTATCCTGAGCGCTCCTGCTCTGGTCTCGGTTGCCAAGGAAGCCGGGCAAGCGGCGGATACGATTGTTGCCGCGAATATCGACAAGATGTTTGCTCGCAAGATCGCCGGTGGAAACTACTCTTGGT